CTTAAAGACCCATCTGCAATCTTAGCCTTGTTTAAATCAATTTTTTTCTTTGCCATAGTATTATCCGTTCCTTTATTGTTTACCCTTCTGCACGTATTACACTAAATTATATCTACTTTATATTTAAAAATTAACAAAGTATATAAAAAAATAAGACCACCCTTTCGGATGGTCTTATTGTTTAGGGTTTTTGTTGGATTAGAACAGGAGTCCAACTGCTGAACGTCCATCGAGGGCTACACGACCTTCGCGGATCTTCATGTAGTAACCGATTTCCTCAGCGCGGTTTGTGAACTGATTGTCAGTCTGGACAGTCAGTGTTGAACCATCATCTGGATTGCTTTCGACCAGACGAGCGAGGTATTCGCGACGACGATCAACACCGATGACCAGCTGCTCAGAGCCCGGAGCGAAAGCCGCTGCGGCACCGCCACCGTATCCCTGATAGGTCAATCCTGCGGCATAGGTTCCAGCAACAATGTTGTATGGATATCCTTGGCCCATATCGTATACTGAGATCAGTTCCATTCCATAGATGGAAGGATTGCCGACCGCGTTATAGATATCATCACGGAACTGATCCGATGATGGGATTGAGGTGCTTGGATTCTTGGTATTGAGTGGCTCAAAAGCCATGTTACGAATCTGCTCAAGGAACTCAGGAGATCCTACCAGTGTAGTAATAGCGCGGGAAGCTCCAGCAGGAGTACCACCAACCCAAGAGCTATTTACACGGGCCATCAGGGTGACCAGAGCGCTGATGTCTTGTGGAACAACAGTGCCTTGAGTCTTTGAACGGATAACCTGACGGGCTGTGGCGCCCTTGTTCTGATAGGTGCTCTGCATGACAGAAGCGCCAAGGATGGCAAAGCTGTTGGCTTCTTGCTTGTACAGGAATTCCTGCGACAGACGTTGCAGATAAGCTGCAACAACGTCAGTGCGGGCTGCACGAACATAGTTCAGTGGGAAGCTTACAGCGCCAACCAGTGGGTAGGTCATGACCATCAGTTCATCAACCGAAGAGTTTGATGAAGTGGCGAGGCCACCCGGGCGGCTTTGTGACCAGACTCTGATGAAATCACTATTCTTGATATCAAACAGAGGAGCCAGTGGGATTGATGGTGGTGTACCATAATCGTAGGTATAAGTGGTAAACAGACTACCAATTACCGGAGCCGACTCAATTACCTGAAGAACTGGGGCGGTAATAAAAGCGGCGAATGCTTCGCGAGCTTCCTGCGCCTTCAGGAAATCCTTGTGCGCCATCAGCTTGAGCAGCTTGGTATTGTTTTCGTTTCTTTCAATTGTGATCTTCATTTAAGTAGTTTCCTTTCTTTGGTTAAGGCTTAGGCTTTGGTATCCAGCTGGAACAGCGCATATCCGCCTTGGGCCGAGAACTCATTTTGAAGACCAGTGTTAGTAGCTGTTGGCAGGGAGGTCAGCCACTTTCCGACAACGTGCTTTGGATCATAGATGAACGCAGCAGATGTTGGAACACCAGATGCATTGAACTGGGTGACAACTGTTGGATCAACAGCTGCAACGAGTCCGTTACCAGAGCGTGATACGCAAACAACCTTGCCCGGGGCAGGTGCTGTGTAAGACTGGTCGATAAACTGACCCCAGAGGCCGAATACGCCACGGGTAGCGACTGGAACGGTTTCGCCCGAAACGACGGCACCGATTTCCTTCGCACGCTGTGGGAAGTATCTCAGTGGCATACCGTTTTCGTCGGTTTCCAGTGTGCTATAAAGGGTAAGTCCGAGAGCGCCAAACTTGGTATCACCCGAAATTGTTGGGGCGACCTTCATCTTGGTCTCATAGCGATAGCTGATAGTATTATCAACGCTAACGCCAACGGCTGAATTTGACCAACCGTCAGAATCCTGCGGATTGGCTGAAACGATCTTGACGAGTTGACCCGCCAAACCGGAATTGACGTTTAATGAGAACAAGTTAATCTTGTCGTGCTCATCAACATCGTGGAATGGATACAGTCTATTACGAATTGTAGGCATTTTTTATTTCTCCTAAATGATTAATGTTGAGGTTAAGGTTATTTTTTCTTTCTTGATACGGGCTCTCCGTTGATCTTGAAAGATTCCGCAAATGCTGCTTGCATTTGTTCGAAAAGGCTTGGCTCCACCGAGATGGTGTTTGGAACCTTTGTTTGGTCTTGATTTTCAGAAACGGAAGCGACAGCAGCCTTTACCATTTCAGCTTCTTTCTTTGCTTCTTTTTGCTGCTTTTGCATTTCCTTGGTGTGCTCTTTTGTTTTTGCCGCTTCGCACTCCTCGTCTTCCATTTCGTCTTCCATCTCTTTTTCCATCTGTGCTTTTTGAGCTTTCTTCATCTTGCCAGACATCAGCTTCTTGCACTTTGACATGTATTTTGCAAATGATTCGTCATCAAGATCTTTGATGTCAGAAGCAATAAGCTGACGATCTTCGTCATCCAGATCAAATTCGCTATCTATTGCTGACATGCGAGCTTGGAATGTTTGAGCAAGTGTTTCAGCTTGTTGAGCGGCGCGAATTTCCTCAAGCTCCTTCTTGACTTGCGCAAGAACTTCTTGAGTCTCTTGGAGAGCCTTTTCGCTATTGGCCTTAGCTTCTTCAGCTAGCTTTTTGGCATACTCTTCGCTGCCATTTTGAATAGCTTTAACAAAATCAACGACAGAGGCTGCGGTTTCGAGTTTACGAATTTCGGCCCAATCGGCTTCAAGTTGTTCAAATTTCTCGATCTTCATGGTTTTTCTTGTATTAGAGGTTACACAATCATTAGATAAATTTATACTTTTTTCTTTAATTTTTTGCGAAATAATTTCAATGACTTGAGCTTGCACAACTTTTTCTTCTGTATTTTCTTGTGCTTTTTCTTCTGCTTTTTCCTTGGATTTTTGTTCATTTTGTTCATTTTCACCCATCATGTTCGGAAGGGTCAAAATGCCTTTTACTTCAGCAGCTGGATTTGCGACGATAGAATAACCAAGGATTATTGGTTCCCCTTTTATTATTCTAAACACACTATCACCTTTATTATCTAATCCAGCGCCTCCGTTGGATCTTAGAAGACTAGAATAAGCTTGAAAATTCACATCTTCATCAGTAATTATTTTCGCATCAAACAAATTCTTTGATCCAACTCCTATATCATAATCATTAAAAGCAATTTCCCAAGACATCGACATTACGTCTTTATCAATTGAGTCACCTTGCTTTTGCAGATATTTTGCCATCATTGGATTCACAACTTTCCAAAGGGCACCAACAAATGCCATATTAAATGGCTCATTCAATTTTGCAGCTTCTTCGTCAGTTAATGGCTCATTTGTGCCAAAACGAGTGAATCCCGGCTGTAAAATTACTCCACAAACTTGCTCTCTATCATGATCTACTGATACATATTTATTTTTTGCGCTTTTATTGATCAGTAAAGCGGTTTGTGCGGTAATAGCATCGCCATTTTTATTGCAAAGGCCAGCTACTGCGCCATTGCAGGAAAAGAATAACATGTCTGGACTGTCCTCTGGTTTGATATCAGGAGGCAGCAGTCCTTTTAATGGAAGAAGTGAAGCTTTAGCAATAAAACGATCCGACTCTTCTGGATTGCTTATTGTGGCAACTGTTTCAAAGCGAGATTTGTAACGGTATTCCATAGAATAAGGTTCCATGAATTTACACCGTATATTTTTAATTTATATGATTATTTTATAAATTATTAACCTTGCAATTATAAAGCATTATTCCATCCCAATCATCCACATTATATTCTTTCTTTATATTTTCAACTTCTTCTAGAATTTCTTTATTTATTTTTGGAGGACTTTGAATTGCAGATGAAATTGAAGAAATCCATTTATCCTTTGGCAGGCTTAATATAATTGCTTTAGCAAAAGACTTGGTAACTTCAATCTGCTTGTCATTTAATTTCTTAACTTTAAATTTCTTTTTGAACTGATCAGAAATTTCGTTAATTAATTTTTCTCCCTCTTTTAATCCTTCAGCATATCCTTTAATAGAAAATGCATGTGACGCGCGACTTGTTCCTTGTGGGCTTACCTGTTTTGTTGATTGCTTAATTCCAGTTGTTCCAGCAGGTCTACCTCCGGGCGCGGCTGGAGCCCCAGTCAACGGAGCATATAGCCCCTGATCACGTAGATTTCTATAATTAACCTGATTTGTTTCAGATTCTTCTTTATCAGGCAGAACCCCCGTTTCAAGTGCTGTATTAAGCTCGTCTGCGGTAAGCAATCCAAGTTGAGCCATTTGAGTAGCAACGCGGGCGAACATGACTTCATCATTAAGATTGATTTTTTGAAAACCAATCTTAGGTATGTGCCTGAATCCCATTGTATCGCAAATTTGCAATACTTCTGGCATAAGAAAATCATTTAAGAACGTATTCTGACCTTCTACTAATCTTTGGATAAATACTTTTGCTTTAATTTGAGCATTCGCAAATTTATCTTCTCCAACTAGAATTGATTGTAAGCCTTCTCTAATATCGCGGTCTACAATTTCATATTTTTCTGGCCCAAGAATATCTTGTATTTCTGGAATAAGCCATTGACCTTTTGTTGTATAGTCAGCGACTAAAACACGGGCAATAGTTTGATTATTAAATAATGATTGTAATCTGCCAATATTATTCTGATTTATTCCATTTCCACCATTATATTGATTTGGCCCTTCGCCAGTGGTAATTAGAAGAATAGCGCGCTCTAAGGTTCTAGCTAAGCTAACATCCATCTTTGACAGCGCTAATTTCCATTCTATTGATGGGAGAACTGGAAAAGCAAACGGAGTCGCCATTGGCTCATAGCTCTGCTTCTTATAGAAAGAGAATCTCAGTCTTTTCGGTTCTAATGGAATCCAAATACCATATGTATTTGTTGCCCCATTCTTCATTTGCATTTTTACGCTTTCAGGAAGCGAATTAAATACTTGCTTGTCCTGTTCTGTAATTGGATTACGTAGTCTTTCCAGATCATATGTTGATAGCAATCTGGCATATGTATATGGGAAAGTTAGTCCAGTTGGAGCAAAAATGTTAGATGGGTTTAATATTTCATATCTAATTGGAACTCTATTATCTTTAGCTCCAAATGACTGCTGGAAATTCTTATAATAGCTTGGCCCGAATTTTCCATCAAATTTATAAAGAAATACGTTTCCTGATCTGTAATATTCACGGAAAAACTGCTCCTTGAGTCTTTCCATTAACACAGCATTAAACCATTCTTGGAAAAATGTTTTAACTGTTTGGTTAGAACATTTAATCCACAGTGGCTGATTAGAAAATTCTACGCACACCTCAATAGCATTACGAAGTGCAGGAACACCATTATAAGCTCTTACGCATAGCTCTATCGCGTCTCTTACGCCGATATAGTCGCGGCTTCCCATGTAGTTTGTAAGGGAAGATGGTAAGGCGCGAATATTTTGAAATGAATAAAAATCTACAGTACCATTATTTTCTTGTCTATTTCTATAAACTACAGATGGCGCTGCATTAGGATTACTAGCGTATGCTACTTGACTTGGCACTCTTTCATCATACTCAGATCCATAATTGATTTCTGGAAATGGGTTTGGATTTACCTGAGGTAGTGGTACTTGCGGTGATGGCAGCGGCGTATTTATAGATTTTGCTGCTGAACGATTCTGCCAATATTCACTGCGTTTTGTATATGTACGTGCCATGATGTTTAAAAGTCAAAAGTCAGAATTTGTAGATATAGACAATTACACACTTTACCTCTACGTTTATATTAAAATGTACTTTAAAGTGACTTTTTAACTTTAGAAAAATACATAAGGAAAATCTGCTGTTTTGGACTCTTCAGTAATTTGTTGTGACTCAACAAATAGCTTAACCGCCCAATTTCCGACCAATAATGCTGAATACGAGTCTTTTCTTACTCTATTTGGCCCAGATGTCTTTTTTAAGTTAGTTGGAAGTCCAAAAGACACATTCCCCAAATCGCTTACCTTTACCTGTATTAGAGTACATTCTTTCTTTGTTAAATCCGACAGGAAATCTTGATTATCAATAAATTGAGTAGAAGTCATGTCTTTAAATTCCTCATGCTGTGCTATTCCTAAAGAATCTAATGTTATAGACATCGCGCTTGTCGCGGCAGAGGTATTAGATGCAATCTTACCTGCAAACAATATGCCTTTGTGATCTAAGCACCCTTGCAGATATTCGTTAGCTGCTTTTTGGAATGCCGAATGGAATGGCTGCTTTAACACTATTCTGCCTATTGTTTGATTATAGCTGCGCCTTATCTGGGCTGGCATTTCGCTGAAGTTATCCTTGTTTAAATCAACATCTAACCCAAGAAGCTCTATATTAGAGCTTTTAAATAGTTTAGATTGATTACACGTATTTATAAACTCCATTTCATCACCTTGTGATGCGTCAATTGCGATACATACAATATTAAAGTTCTTTATTAAATAATATAAATATTGAACATGGTCCCTCATATTGCCGCCAGCAACAGCATAGTTATGTACGACCATTCCTATTTCTTTGCCATCACTTGGTCTTTTAACTAGCTTCATTAAGCACATGGCAAAATCGTCAGATGTTTCTGCGCCTGAAAGCGATGGGTCGATTCCAAGAACATATCTTGCAGTTTTATCACCTACTAATTCAAGGCATGGTGATTCGCCATCTGGTATTGAACAGTATTGTATTTTAGCGGCTCTAAAATAACCTTCAGAATCGCCAATAAACATAGCTCTATATTCCTTATTGAACATCTGCTCCGACATGTCTCTTTTAGCTTCTTCTATTTCTTTTAAATTAAGAAGACCAGCGGGAGCAGCTTCGTAACTTAGTCTTGATATAAAATAAGATACTCCGGCATTTTTGATCTCCTCAATTCTATTTGGCTTGTTCATCAGATCAATCCAATCATTGTATCTTTTATACATATGCTCGAACTGATAGCATGCAGAAGATAAAAATATAACTTTCTTGCGATCTTCTATTACCGTTCTCTGGTCTTCTGTCATTAAGCCCTTTTTAATCAATTCATTTTCTCTTTCATCTATCATTCTTTGCTCTTTGATTTTATTATTAGATGCAAGGAACGGGCGTAAAATTTCACCAATAATTGTTTCTGGAAGAAATGCAAATTCGTCAACAATTAGAACGTCTGCGCGTACACCACGGATTTTTGTTCCGTCGCCCAATGGCAAGCATTGAATTGTAGCGCCATTTGGAACTCTTAGAATCCATTCATCAGTTTTGTGCTCTACTTTTTCTGGGAAACAAGATTTCAAAAGAGAAGCATCTTTATCTTTTATAAACTTTTCACATTGCTCAAGAATACGTCTGCTGGCACGGAATGCAAAGGATATTACAACGATTCTGGAATTTGGATTAAACATTGCCCACCATAGGCAGAATAATGCACTAGTCCATGACTTTGCCATACCGCGCCCCCATACAGCCAGATTATAATCATTTCTCATCCAGCCCTTTAATATCACTTCCTGTGCTGGATAAATCATTATTCCTGCTAAAAGCTCAAGGGCAAATCTTGGATTTTGATACATGAACTGAGCTAGAGTTGCCTTAGCCTGATCATCATTTAGATCGCCTTCAATTTCTGCAAATTTTTTATTTACATCTTCGACGAATCTTATATTATTGTTTCCGACTTCCCAAGACATAGTTATTCCTCGGTTTTGATTATTTTACCCTGTTCGTAAGCCAGATGTATGTCAAATGTTTTTACTGTGTCTCCCATCGCTAATAGATTTACAACTGCATCGGCAGCTTCTGTTCTATTTTTAACAAACAATGGCTGGAAGTTATTATATTTTTTAATTAATGACCTTAAATTATAAAATATATGATCTGGCGTGACTTTAAGTTTTCCAAGTTGTATTCTTAAAAATGGAATTGAGTCAAAAGCAGCGCACTCAGAAATAGAATGCTCTACAAGCATTATGATATATGCACCCGTTTCTCCAGCCCGCTCAATTTCCCTATTAAATCTAGCAAAGTTTGAATCCCCTTTTTTATTTTCTCTGTCTGAAAGGGTATTTATAAAATCAGTAAATGATTTTCTCTCTATGTAGATGCCTTTGTCATGTGATTCGGCTAAACCATAATCACCACAAACTAAGGATTTCGACACTGTATCATGATTTATCTTTAGTGGCGTCTGCTCTCTAGTGTCTACTATAATTGGGCTTTGTAATTTATTTATTTCCTTTGGCGGCTGGCCATTAAATCTTATTTGATAACCGAGGTTTTTACAAATTTCATTATAGCCACCTATGTATTCATAGTATGGAATAGTAGGCGCCATTAAGGTTCTTAACTCAGCCTGAAGCGGTGGATAAGTTAAACCTTTTTCTTCTTTTCTCTTTGCCAGCCAATTAATCGACCATTCTTTTGATTCTTCACTACCTGTTTTTACAAAAGCTTTTAAATTGTTTTTGTGTAAAAATTCAGTATTTAAATATCTTTCTACATTTGTAAAAGGTATTTGCTTTCCGCTCCACTTATCAAATCTTGGTAAATGCTTAGTATAATACTCTTCCTGCTTAACTTTAAGCTTTCTTAAATATTTATGAAGGGCTTCTAAATCTTCATGGTCTGTATCATCTATTAGACATTTTACCATCTTTTTATATTGTATATTGACCGTTTTGTAATAGTGTAAATTATCGTATTATACTATCTTTGTCAAGACCAAATAATTCTGCCTTAAGAGCGTCCATACTTGATAGTCGCTCCACTTCTTTTTTAAGATCATCGCGGTGCTTTTCAGCAAGCTTAATAATTCTTTTTCTGTCTTCTTCTCTTTTCCATGCTTCCACCAGTGGATGCATTGATCCTGCGCCAAGCACCTTTTCTTTTATCATATCGGCTCTTTGGCCGGTTAGCGTTTTTATCAAAGAGCCAACTTGCTTTAATATTTCCATGGTCTTTTCTCTAAGCTGATTTACCATGTCTACTTCATTCTTTGATAATCTGCCGTTTGTAAGATCTCCATCTAACTTATCTGCAATAATAAGCTCGACTTTTTGAAGCTGCCTATCACATACATTTTGTTTAACAATAAGTCCTGACAGGAACACGAATTGAATAACGTGCTCATTTGATAAATCTGGTTTATCCCAACAGTTAGCTATAAACGTTGATTCAAAAACCTCTCTATCTGTTTTTCTGATATATTTATCAGCCTCAGATTTAAATAATGGCATTTTCATGTATGCCCACAGCGCCTCAAGTTGTCTTTTTTGCGCTTCAGATAATTTTTGTGGATTTAAAACATTATCAAGCTGAGCATACTTGTTTACTCTATGTAGTAGTTGAATTAAATTTACTGGAGGTCTATACTCTATATCATCCGCTAAATCATCTTTTTTGTTGTAATCTGGATCTATTTGCTTGATATACGCAACTACTCCTCGGCATTCGCGGCTCATTTCAATAAGCCGTGAATTAGCAAATATTGTTCTGGCTAACTCTAGTGGACTAGAAGCTTGTTGATAATTTTGAGCAATATAGTCTTTATGATCCTGAGAGAGTATTTCAATTGCCTTTTGCTGATTATCACTAATTGGCATTGATGGTTCTCTTCCAAGCGATGCTAATTCTTGTTTTACTGCTCTACATTCAATGTTTCTTAATGTAATCTCTTTATCTGGAAAGAGCTCTTGTGTCAGCGACCTTAAATCTTTGTCCCAGTTATTTTTTATATAATCTTTCTGTTCTTGAGTAAGAACAGGCATTGGAAGAGCTACTCTTGGCATATTCTATTATCTTTTTTGCTAGCGCCACAAATTTTATCTTCATTTTTCTAATCGACTGATATCCAGCATGCATCACTGAGCCGGGAGTCTTTTTATATTTTAGAAGCTTGCCGACCTCTTCCTCACTTTTGCCTTTTATTATTAAAAGCTTATAAACTCTATATTCGTGTTTATTTAATTTCTCTTTAATCTTTTCGTCAATTACTTTCTTTTTTTGATCAATATCTAAAAAGTCAGATTGAATTGATTCTACTTCCTGTGAGTGAGTTTCATATGCTAATGGTTGACGAATGTTAAACTCTTCTTGTTTCTTTTTCTGCCAGTCTTTGTATGCTGCACATTCATCGCACTGCTTGCCAGTTGAGGTTTTTTCACAATTATCGCCGCCCATATTAAATGGGCATCCTTGAATACATGGACGAGACCACTTCTGAAGGTTGTCCCTCAGAATGTTTAGCATTGTGTTAGTTATTACCCTCGATAGCCATTTTGGGAATTCACCCTTTTCGGGATCGTAAGTAGAGTATTTTAAAAATACTCTGGTCATTATGATTTGCTTTGCGTCCTCCCAAGGAACGGCAGCTAATCGCCATGAATTTCTTCTTTTTTCTATTTGGGCATCAATTGCTGATGCCATTTCTTCAAACTTCGGCTTAATTCGCATTATTTTGATTTGAAACCCCTAAGTTTTTCATTATTTCTGCTCTTGTGCCAACCATTTCTTTATTTCCTTGTGGCGCGGCATCTCTGCCAGTTGATTCTGCTGGCATTTCTTTTAGGTCAGCTACTGTAAGAAATTTGCCTTTTTCTACATTAAATCCAGAAGATGATTTCAAATTACGCATGATGTCATCAAGGTCTCCGTCTTCATCTTCTAATCTTATAGAACTGCCACCTTTCCATTCGTCTCTCCAGCTAGAGCGAGATTCTTCTCTAGTGGGGCGACCACGCGGCTCTTCTCTTTTTGCTTTTACAACTTCCAAGCCAGTTCCGCAATTAGTGCAAAACTTTGGCTTAACTCCATTAACATAATTATTTTTAGTGCCGCACGAATGACAATAGTGATTCATAATTTTATTGTGTTAATTATTTAGCATCCCATTCTGATAATTTTTTATCTATATATTGTTCAATTGAAGGATCTTTTATAGCAACAATTTTGCCGTCTGAATTTGTTTTATATTTTTTTAATCTTTCTTCTATAACCGGCTTTACTCTGTCTTTCCAAATATCAGAGGCATTTTCTTTTATATCTTGAGTGGCGAGTACTAGGGCATCAGCTACACGTTCTTCTTTTCTATATTTTATTAATGCCCATATAACTAATCCAACTACTAAAATTGATGCTGCTAATCCAATGTGCCAAGGCTGAATCATCCATATTCCATATGAGATTAGCCCACATAACGCTCCAAATGTTGCAAGCTGCATCTTAAAGACCGGGCTATAAACTGCTCCTGCGATTGAAATTAGAGCTAGAGCGCCAAGGATCATTGAAAACTTTAATTTCATATTCCTTAATGCTTCGGCATCTTCATATCTTAAATTTACTAGTTCTTCAATTTTTTGCTGAGTTGCTATTAATTCGCTTTGCTTTTCTAGTAAATTTTTATTAAAC